ATCACCCATGAAGGCCTTGCGGATTTGCTCCCTATCCTCACGGGCAATCTCGTCTGCTATTTGGTAGTTGGCTTCGCTCTTGAGGTATGAGGGGTTCAGTTTGACGGGCGGCCTCGTGACCATTAGCCCGTTAGGGGCTAGGTCAAGATTTATAACCGATTCATTCTCGACCATAAGCACAGGGGCGAGATCCCTACCAGCAGCGACTAGGATCTGCCTACGCAACTCGTTGATCCCCTTAGCGTCAGGTCTAGCAAGGTGCCCCCTGCCCCTGCCATACACTTCGCCGTCCACAACCATCCAGCGGCTCACTATGTAGGGAGCGTATTCGTAGCCACCCTCCCGCACGATTTCAGGAGTTAGATCAATGCAGACAAACTGGCTAACAAACTTCTTGTCAGTCTTGGACTTCACCCCGCCAGGAATGTCATTCTCGTTCTCGTAGCAGAAATGATAATAAGAAACTATGCCCATTGTATTTCCAAGGCTTAGTTGCTGCATTGCGTAGGTGCCGGGTGAACCATCAAAGAACCTGAACGCATCTCTCGCTGGCATTTCAAAGAGCCGGATCTTCATGGAGGTCTTCTGCATGGGGCCAATGTCCCACCACATGCGAGATATGGGGACTGCCTCGAAAGCAAGCCCCCCGAAGGTGGAGCCATCGTAGTTTAGTTTGGGGTCCATTTCTTGAACATACATAGACCCGTTGCCTAGCACGGCAAAGTCTCTTAGGTAGGCCGTGGCCTGCATGTAGAAGTTGCTATCAGACAATGACTTCAGAATCCTCGTGCTTGTCATATCAAGGATCTTCTGCACTGTTAGGTCATGGTCTAGCGGTGGGGACGCTTCTAGTTTGAGCCAGTCAACATTGCTAGGTATAACTGCGCTCTTTATGAAGTTGACAAACTGGTCGGCTGCCTGCATTGCCGTGGAGTCGAATACGGGGGTGACTCTTCTGCCACCCTCACTCTTCTTTGTTGTAATGTCCCCCCTGAAGGGCATCATCAAGTCAGAGATTTCCTGCCAAGCAGTCTCGCTGGAACTCCTAACAGACTTCATGTGTTCCAGTCGGTCCATTAGTTCTTCTATCGTCTTCGCCACAACTTCCCCTTAATCCCCCCAAAGACTAAAGCACCAGCAACACCAGCCACAAACCAAAGCAGACTGTACTCTAAAACCACCACCATGCTCTTTATAGGAGAGTATGTAATGGGAACTAAGTCACCACCCGGACCCTCTACTATCAACTTAACAACAGGCATGCCACGAGTGTCTGCTACCACATTATCGCTTACAACTGTATCTATGCTACAACCAGATAGTAGCATAACCACCAGAACCACCAGAACCATAATAAGCCACCAGCACCACCACTTCTTGCTTTCCAAGTTATCCATCTTCCCCCCCTAAGCGAAGAAGTCGAACTCTGGCATACGGGCTGGCAACTGATACCCGCCCTCCTCGCTATCTGCGTACCTAAGCATCATTACCGCTTTATGCATTGCGTCTATTAGGTGGTCGTCCTGCTTCTTAGCAATCCGGCCAGCGTCATGCTTGTATCTTCGCTTTTCCTTAAACCAGCCTAGACAACTGTCAAACACCCTAAACCTGCCAGATTGCATGCGGTCTATCACTTCCTCAATGATCGTCATCACGGCAAAGGTTTTCTTCCCCTCCATTGTTACGAGGTGGGCACAGGAGGAAAGCATGTTAATGCCGTAATCTCGGTACTTGCTGGCAATGGTGCTGCCGTCTGTAATGGTTCTTGCCCCATCGTGCGGCCAACTTACAGGAACGCTAAGGCCTCCCATAAGCCTCACCCTCTCGGCATAGATAGGCGTTTCCCTATCTTTCTCCTTATATTCACTAACGAGGTAGGCAACATCGTCTTCTGGGTTGATCGCTATTTTTACGGCAGCGAAGTATCCTGTGCCATGAGGGAAGTCTAGACCTATGATTTTTTTCCAGTGATCTGGTATGGCGAAGTCTGGAGTGGATAATAGGCTGTCTGGTGTTCGGTATACTAGGCCTTCCCCCCTTACTGGCCTACCGTGCAGTCGTGCTTCAGCCAGCGGGTGATCTAGGTATTTCTTGATTAGACGCTCCCGGTCAGCGTCCGTCATGTGGTCAGTGTCCATTATGTCATAGTTGATAAGGGTGCGATTGCTTCCGTCATCCTCTTCAAACATGAGATAGAGTTCGGTCTCGCCTTGAAGGGGGGTGAGGCTAAGGTCCATGTATCCGTTAGTGGCATTCAGTCTGGCAGAGAACTCGTCATACACGCCAAAGGGAGGTTCTTCGTCAATGCCTATCCAGTGGAGCGTATAGCCCTGAAGCCGCTGCCAGCCAGTTGAATATGAGAATACAAAGCACTTTGACCAGCCGTCATGCACTCCCTCTTGGTTGTGATGCTTTACTTCAAAGTAGTCAATCTGATTTGGAATGCCACCACTCATCTTGGCGATGCGCTTCTCCTCCACAGAATCTCGGGGAATGTAACCGGACCCCCTATGACCAGCACCACCCAGCAACCTGTCACATAACAGGTCTCTAGTAGTCTGAGCAGTCTCGCCCCCAATCGCCGCACTAATAGGGTGGTCAAATCGGGGTCCGGTGTAATCCTCTGGATACCTGCCAGTGAGGTGGTAGGTGGCTTTAATGCAAAGAGCAGTGGACTTGCCTGCTTGGTTCAGGCCTGCAAACATGGTTTCGTGACACAGGCTATTGAGGAAGTCTTTTTGTCGCCTGTTCGGAATGATAAGGGAAAGGGGGTTGCCCTCTATCCTCTTCACCATTTCGCTCTCTAAGGCCAGTTCCTTGAGTATCTCGTCTCTATCCATCTGAGTCCACCTCTAGACGCTCTATCTCGCCCTGTAAGGCAATCCGTTTCTCTCTACGGTCCTGGAGTTGGGCCAGCAGTTCCTCGTCACTCAGGCTTGCTGCATCGTCCTTGCGAGTGGTTTCCACCTTGGTGGCACTCTCTTTGGGGAGGATGTCCTTCACAATGAACTTGAGGAAGAAACCGATGCTCTGCTTCCCCTCTTCTGTGTTTGGATCTGCTTGGGCAACTATCTCCGTGGCTTTGTCAAACAAGCCAGCCTCTGCCAACTTGTTCACAAAGTCCTGCTTGATCTCCATAGGCGACCTGCGGCGGCCAATGCTTTTCTTGCTGGCCGCCGGTGCCTCGGCCAACCACCTACGGAAGTCAGTATCTGAGTTAGCCTTGGCTAAGGCCACTTCATAAGGGATGCCAGAGGACTCGGCTGCGTCCTCGAAGGACATGCCTTCCTTGATCTTCTTCTCCATGCGATCCTTTAGTAGTTCTCTTATAAGGTAGTTACCCACCTTGTCTTGTCTACTAGCAACCACTTCTGGATAGATTGGAGTCTCTTCCTTTTTTTTCCTGGAGGCCATGCTTGCATTCTGTCCTATCCACGCTATCTTGTCCAGCGAGCACCAGATTTCTGGTGGCTAGTAGGTTTGTTGGGGGTTCCTCACTAGCAGGACGATGGCTCATTGACTCACCGGGCTTTGCTCCTCCTTAACCCTCCCTACTTCTTTTCGGCTGGTGCCGAAGATCCCAGGCATTTAATCCTGTGTGCCAACGGGGGGGTAGGGGGGGTGTTTTTTGAGTGGCCTCAAGTCTATTGATCTACCGGGCTTGCTCCAGCAA